CAACTGCAGCATATACTCTTACAGCAAATCCTGATACAGAAGAAAATACAATTGTATTTGTTGATGGTGTATATCAGGAAAAAGATACATACACAGTTTCAGGTACAACATTAACCTTTGATGCAAATGTTCCTAATGGCGCTTCAATTGAAGTAGTTATTGGAAGTAGAAACGTTACACTTTCAGATGTTAATGATTTAACTATATCTGGTGCTTTAACTGTTGAAGGTAATACAACTCTTGGTAATGCTGCAACTGATACAGTTACTTTTACTGCTGATGTCGCAAGTAATTTAATACCAAGTGCAGATAGTACATACAATATAGGAGCTTCTGGTACAGAATGGGCAAATGTTTATGCAGATACATTCACTGGAAACCTAACAGGTAATGTCACAGGTACAGTTTCAAGTATTGCAAACCATGATACAGATAATTTAACAGAAGGTTCATCTAATCTCTATTTTACAACTGCAAGAGTTGATTCACATTTAAGCGGTGGAACTGGAGTCACGTATTCCTCAGGAGCTATTTCAATAGGTCAGGCTGTTGCGACTACTGATAACGTTACATTTAATAATCTTACAGTTGATGGTAATTTAACTGTAAGCGGAACAACTACTACTTTAAATACAGCAACATTAGATGTAGAAGATAAAAACATAACACTTAATTACGGAAGTGGAGATACATCAAGTACTGCTAATGGTGCAGGTATTACAATACAAGATGCTGTTAATAGTTCAACAGATGCTACACTGTTATGGGATGCAACTGATGATGAGTTTGATTTTTCTCATGCAATCACAGCGCCTGGTGCAACTATTGCATCATTAACATATCCAAGTAGTGACGGTACAAATGGACAAGCTCTAGTTACAAACGGTTCGGGTGTACTTAGTTTTAGTACCATACAAGGTTATACTGATTCAGATGTTGAATCATATTTAGATGGTGGAACATCAACACCAGTATTTTCAAATTCAGATATAAATGGAACATTAAATGTATCAGGAACAGTTTCACTTGATGGAACAGCAAATGAATTAAGATTCTATGAAGGTTCTAATTATGTAGGATTTGAAGCTCCAGCTTTATCAGGTGACCAAATTTGGGTATTACCAGCTTCAGATGGAACAGCAGGATATGCACTTAAAACTGATGGTTCAGGAAATTTAAGTTGGGGACTTGCTGGTGGTAATGCATTCGAAACAATTGCAATATCTGGACAATCAAGTATAGTTGCAGATAGTTCGTCAGATACACTTACTATTGCAGCAGGTACAGGTATTACATTAACAACAAATGCTTCAACTGATACTCTTACCATTACAAACTCTGCTGTTGGCGATAATGCATTTGGTAATGTAGCAGTAAGTGGACAAACAACAGTTGCGGCAGATAGTACAAATGATACACTTACATTGGTTGGTACTAATGGTGTATCGATTACAACTGATGCATCTTCAGATACAGTAACGATTGATGGTAGAACTTCTTATTCTCCATTTACAACAGATTTATTTACAACAGCAAATGCTACAACAACTGATTTTGTTTTAAGTGTTACACCAAGTTCAGAAGATAATTTAATTGTATTTGTCGAAGGTGTATATCAGAATAAAAATTCATATTCATTAAGTAGTAATACATTGACACTTTCAGGTGCACCAGGTTCTGGTGAAGAAGTTGTAGTTCATATTGTCAGTGATTTAATATCTGGTCAAGCGCTTGTAAGAAATAACTTTACTGGTGATAATAGTACAACAGACTTTACATTGACGATTGCACCAATGAATGAAAATAATACTTTTGTATATTTTGATGGTGTATATCAAGAGAAATCAGAATATAGTGTCAGTGGTACAACATTATCATTTACAACAGCACCAGCATTAAATGATTCAATTGAGGTTATTATACCTAAGACAACTGAATTACAACAACCAGCTACAGGTTCAATTGACGATGCTGCAATGTATGATACAACAGCATTAATACCACAAACAGTTACAGCAACAACAGTAGCATCTACAAGTGCAACAACTATTGCAACACATAGTGCTTCAACATATAGAACAATTAAATATTTAGTACAATGTACACAAGGAACAGATTATCATTCAACAGAAATCAATTTAATTCATGATGGTTCAACAGTGTATATTACAGAATATGGAACATTATTTGATAATGCTTCATTAGGAACATTCAATGCTACAATTTCAAGTGGCAATATATTATTACAAATTACACCAGGAAGTGCAACAAGTATGGCAGTCAAAGTAGTATCAAGTGCAATTCCTGTATAAATAGATTATATCAACCTTGGAGAGTGAAAAGGTAAATGGCAGATAAAAATTTCATAGTTAAAAATGGTCTCGAAGTAGGAGGCCAAGAAGTAGTTAGTTCATCAGGCGTAGTTACATCTGCGGCTCTTGGTGGACAAACACTTGCGTCCACAGACTCTCCAACATTTAATAATTTAACAATTAGTAATGATTTAGCTGTAAGTGGTGATTTAAATTTAACAGGTGATTTAAATATTACTGGTGATGTAAACACTCTTTCAGTTACAGATTTAGATGTCACAGACCAAACAATTACATTAGGTGCAGGTCAAGTTGAATCAGCATCTGGTGGTTCAGGTATTGTTGTTGATGGTTCTGGAGCAAGTATCCTTTGGGACGAGACAAATACTGAATGGGATTTTAATAATAGTATAAATGTAACAGGTACAGGTCAAGCAACTAGATTAGGTTTAGGTGTAGCTCCTCATGCTACTGCTGGTTTAAATATTACAAATACCAATCAACACATACGTTTAAATAATGGTTCAGAGCTTGGTATTATTCATGTTTTATCAACTGGTGAATTAGAACTTTGGGGTCATGGAGATGGTGAAAGCATAAACTTTAGAACAGGCAGTGGTGCCGGTACTGTTGCTATGAATATAGTAGGTAATAATGTTGGTATTACAAATACATCAACACTAAACGCTAATTTACACATAGGTTCAGCAAGTGCAACAGGAGATGCAACAAACCCAGCTTTACAAATAGGTGGTGCATCTACTTATAGATTAGGTATATATACATCTACTGAAGGTGCTGTTATAGCTAATGCAAATGGCGATGATGGCATTCAATTTGTAGTAAAAACTGCTGGTGAGGCCATGAGAATAGATGGTGGAACAGGCAACGTTGGTATAGGAACGAGTAGTCCTTCATATCCTTTTCATGTAACTGGTAATGGAGATACTGTTGCAGCAGTAACAGGAGGAGCTTCTTCTATAGCTGCATTAAATTTAGGTAATAGCACAAACTTAGCTGATGGCGGTATTCGTTATGATAATAGTGCTGATGCCTTAATATTTAGAGCATCAAATGCTGAGAAAATGCGTATTGATAGCACAGGAAAGATTGGAATTGGTATTGCATCACCAGATGGTAAATTGCATGTTTTATCTGGCTCTGCTGGTACTGTAACAGCAGCTACAGATGCTAATGAATTAGTTTTAGAAGCAACTTCTAATGTTGGTATGACTTTACTAGGAGGTAATTCTTCTATTGCTAGAATTAGATTTGGTGATGCAGATTCTAATGCAAGAGGTAATATATTCTATAATCATAGTAATGATTCATTAGGAATACAAACAGCAGCGTCAACTGCTATGACTATTGATTCATCTCAAAATGTTGGAATTGGAACGAGTAGTCCAACTCAGAAACTAGATGTAAATGGAAATATTGCAGTAGGTTATGATAGTAGTAGTACTCATCAAATTTTAAAAGAATATGCTACTAACCATGCATCAGCGAACCGAGGAGGAATTCTTCAACTTGGAATATATGATGGTTCCTTTGCTGGAATAAAGGTTGTCAATGCTGCTTCTAGTGTAACAAATTATAATTCACAATATATTAGTTTTGAAACACATGAAGGTGCCGTTTCTGTTGCAGAAAGAATGCGTATCACTTCTACAGGTGATGTTGGAATTGGAACGATTAGTCCTTCATCTAAGTTTCATGTATATCAAGCAACAGGAGAACTGACTCCTAGATTTGAGGTAGGAGATGGTTCTGTAACTGCTTTAAGGTTAATTAATAATTCTGCTCATTGGAGAGCTGGAATACAATCAACATCAAATTATGTAATTCGCAATGTTACAAATAATAGAAATGATTTAAGTATAAACGGTTCTGATGGCAATGTTGGAATTGGAACGACTAGTCCAACTCACAAATTAGAGGTAGCAGGTGGATCTTTTGGATTTAATTTAGGAACTGGCAACCTTGGAAATCATTATTTTATTTTGAACGCTGGAACAAGTAATGATGGTGGATTTATACTCAAAAGAGATAATAGTAATCAATATCAAATTGTAAATAATGCTTCGGGTAATTTAACAATTTATCAATATGCTAATTCAAAAGAAATATTTAATATTGATACAGCAGGAACAACAAACTTTTATGGAGATGCAATAAAATTACCTACAGGTGGAACCTCCGATAGACCATCAACAGCCGTTATAGGTATGATGAGATATAATACTGATTTAGATGTTGTTGAAATTTATGATTCAGTATCAACAGAGTGGAGAGCTATGCAGGTTGGGGCTCATGCAGAAGCTCCAAGATTTATAAATCCTACTACATATCATCAAGATCACTTTAAGATTATAGGCCCTACAGGTCAAAGAGCTGATGCAGATTTTAATTCCGGATATGGTGCTGTAACTTTAAATTGTAGTTTTACAGGAAACTTTACGGTTCTTTCGAAATGGTCTCATGATTATATGGGTATTGGAATAGGGTATAAAGATAACTTTTATAATTCTGCTTTTACTGGAGAAAGTAATGATGGAAATGGGCCGTATGGTGGTACTGCAAGTGTAGACGGTTTTGATAGTAGCGTAAGTTATATGGGGCAATATCACTGGCCGGTGACCGGTCAGGGAAGTACTACAGCTGGGACCACTTATTATATAAAACACCAAAGAAGTGGTAATACTATTAGTACTCATTATAGTACAAATAGTGCGGCAGAATATGATAAAGATCACTCCAGCTGGTCACAAGTTCAAAGTACAACCGTTTCATCTAATAATGAGTGTAAACCTCTTTGGGGAGAAGCTGCAGGCAACGAAAGCGTAAAACTACACTTAAATTATGTAGAGGGAGAATACCATACCAAAAATTATTCAGGTAATCAGGAGATAGTAAATTGATAACATATACTTGGACAATCGAAGATGTAACAGTTAATCCTTCAGTCACAATAGGAGAAACTACATATACTGATGTGATAACAGATATTCGTTGGAAATGTGCTGGAACAGAAGATTCCTATAGTGCATTCGAAGAACAAACATGGCCGATTGGATTTACAGGCGAAAATACATTTATAGCTTTAAGTGATTTAGATGTAGATACTGTAGTTGGTTGGATAATGAGTGATGATGAACGAGATAACCAAGAAAGACAAGTGTCTTTTAAAATAGATAAACTTAAAAATACTAAAACAATAGGATAATATGGCATTAACAAAAATACCAAGTAGTTTATTAGATACATCAGGAGGATTTGACCTTCAGGGTAATATTACACTTGGTGATAATGAACAAATACAATTAGGTGCTTCTGGCGATTTAGCTATTTATCATAATGGCACAGATAGCTGGATTCAAGAGGCTGGAACAGGCAATCTTAATATAAAGTCTAATGGCACATTCATTAACTTCTTAGATGGTAGCAATAACCTTATGGCTTATATGGTTCCTGGTGGAGCAGTAGGACTATATCATAATACTTCTAAAAAGTTTGAAACATCTTCAGCTGGTGCAACAGTCACAGGTACATTAACAGTTACTGGTGATTTAGATATTACTGGTGATATCAATTCTTATAATGTAACAGATTTAGATGTAACAGACCAAACCATAACACTTGGAGCCGGACAAACAGAGGCAAATTCAGGTGGAAGTGGTATTATAGTCGATGGATCAAATGCAAGTATTCTTTGGGACGAAACAACTGATGGTTGGGTATTTAATAAGCAAATAGGAGTTAATGCAGATGATTGTACAACTGCTTCTTCACTATCAAATATAGTAGTAGGAGAATATGCTGATACTTCATCAGGAATTGTTTTAAGAGGTACAACAGCTTCAGCACTTAATTTTGAAGATAATTCATCTGTAACAGCAGCAAGAGTTTATTACAATCATGCTAGTGGATATATGGCGTTCAATACTGAACAAACAGAAAGACTTCGTATCGATAGCTCAGGTAACGTTGGAATTTCAAATACATCAACACTAAACGCTAATCTACACATAGGTTCAGCAAGTGCAACAGGTAATGCAACAAATCCAGCTCTACAAATAGGTGGTTCTACGACTTATAGATTAGGTATGTTTACAACAGCAGAAGGCGGAGTTATCGATAACGCAAATGGTGATGATGGATTACAATTCCATACCAAAAATGCTGGTGAAGCAGTTCGCATAACTGCCAATGGTAATTTACAAATGATTGGTCAAACATCTTCATTTGCTAATCCAGGATTTACTTATCATACAAATAATTATCTTTATTTAAGAGGTGGAAGCGCAGGATTAATTCTAGCAGACGACTCAAATGCCAACACTATACAAATAATTGATGGTGCAAGTGGATATATTAATTTTGAAACTGGTGATGGATCATCAAGAATGCGTATTGATTCTTCAGGCAATGTTGCAATTGGTCCACACTCTCCATTAAGGACACTTCATGTAAATAGTGGAAGTACTAACGTTGTTGCAAGGCTTGAAAGTACTGATGGTATCGCAGCTATAGAATTTAAAGATTCAGCCGGTAGTGCTGAAGTTGGTTGTAATGGTAATGATGTAGTATTCTTTCCAGCTGGAGCTGAAAAAGCAAGATTAACTAGTGGTGGAAACTTAGGTATAGGTACACTTTCATCATCAGGTACCGAAAATTTAATACACGCTAAAGGAACTAATAATTCAGCTGGTGATTTAGGAACAGCTGTTGGTCCAGGTAATATACCAGCTATACACATTCAAAATGCCGGTACAACTGATAATAATATGGCTGCCATATTCTTTATGGATGATGCATCAGTCAGAGCTGGTGTACACGCAAGATTTATAAGTCATGGTTCAGACGATGCTGAATTAAGATTATCAACCAGTGCTGGCGGTAATCTAAGAGAAAGAATGGTAATTGATAAAGATGGAAATGTTGGAATTGGCACGAGTAATCCTGACCATAAATTACATGTTGATGTAGGAGCTCCTGCTTCTACCGATAAAACATTAGCTGCATTTAGTTCCGAAAGAACATTAAGAGATATAGGTTTTGTTTGGGATGATAGTGAATCTACATTAGGAGTTGCAACTCTAACAGATCACCACATGGCATTTCACACTAACGGTAATTCATCAGAAAGAATGCGAATTACTAATGGTGGAAATGTTGGTATAGGTACTAATAATCCTGGTAATAAATTAACTGTAGATGCAGGTACCTTTGCAGGATATATGGCAGAATTTATACAAGGTGGCGGAGGTGGTGGTAATCACGGACCTAGAATAGTAAGTGGTTCTGCAAGTTCCTATGCATTTATTGTGAGAGCAAATGCTTCAACAGTATTTTATGTAGATGGTTCAGGTAATTATTATTTTAGTGGTTCAAATCAATCAGATATAAACAAGAAAGAAAATATTGCTGATATAACCGATAATGCGTTGGATTTAATTACACAATTAGAACCTAAAACTTATAACTTTATAGGTAATGATAAAGATAAGGCAGGCTTTGTTGCACAAGATATGGAAAATGTAATTCCACTTTTAGTGACAGGTAATGAATATGATCCAGAAGCTGGCCCAAATCCTGATGAAAATCCAACAGGTAAGGGTATAGATTACATGGGTTACACTGCATATCTCACAAAGGCAATACAAGAACTCAAAGAAGAATTAGATGCAGCTAAAGCAAGAATAACAGAGTTGGAAGGATAAATAGTTAAATGGCAACAAAGGTAAAATTAGTAGCAGATGGAGTAGTTACAGCAGACCAACTTACTCTGACAACAGCATCAACAGGAACAAATACAACTGCTCCTGCGACTACTGCTTTTGTTCAACAAGAAGTTGCCGCACTCGTTGATTCTGCTCCTGGTACTTTAAATACACTCAATGAATTAGCTGCAGCACTTGGTGACGATGCAAACTTTAGTACCACTGTAACAAACAGTATTGCAACAAAGCTACCATTAGCTGGCGGGACATTGACAGGTGCACTAACGGTAACTGGTGATGCCAATCCAGCTTTAGAAATATCTAGAGGGTCTGCAAATACAACTAATGTAAACTTAAAATATAATACCACTCTTACAGGCCAGCTTTCTGCAGCAAACGAAAAATTTCAAATATCAGCAGCAGGTAGCGGAACAGAAATGGAGTTCTATGTTAATGGTGCAAAAAGATTGGAGATTGATACCACAGGCAACGTTGGAATTGGAACTGATAGCCCAAACTTTTATCAAGGAAGTGGCTTAGAAATTGAAAGAGCTGGTATTGCAACATTAAGATTACAAAATACAACTGCTGAAAAATCCGTAGAAATTTCACAGGATTCAGATTTTAAAATAGAAACACTTAATAGTTCTATGGATATAGTGTTATATCCTACTGGTAATGTTGGTGTTGGTCATGCATCAGGTCCTGATTATAAACTTGATGTATTACATTCAGGTGGTGCTTTATCTCAAGTTGTACAAAGAGTATGGAATAATAATACCAGTTGGCAAGCAGAATCATTAACTGAATATTATGCTGACAGCTTTAATACTACACACCCTAGAACTCAAATAGGATTCTATAGAGGCGATACGGGAGACAATGATACATCTGGCTTTATTGTTAAAACTGGAACAACCCTAGCAAATCAAACAACTAATTTTAAAGTACAGGCTGATGGCAAAGTTAGTGTTGGGCATAGTTCTCCTGATTCAACTCTGCATGTAAAAGGTACCAGTCAATTAAATCTATTAACAGTTGAACGTACATCAAGCACTCCGGGAATTAAATTTGTAAATGGCGCAGATACTGCTGGAACTTTTGGTTTCCAGTTAATGGACAATGATGAATATTGGGCAGGAGTATATGATGGCAGTAGTTATAACTATTGGTTTAAAGGAAATTCTAGTGTATTCAGAGCAGAAAAACCTGTAGCATCAAGCACTGATTCAGGCACAAGACAATATTCACATTTATGTACTGGTAGTTTTTATAGTAGTACTGGTGCAATTGTCATTGATACAAACATACCTGCTCATGATGCAAGTGGGAATGCTAATATGTTATCTATTAAAATCAGAGGATATGAATATGCAATACATGGTTCTATTGATTTAAATGTAGGTTGTTATGCTGGAGAAGGTCAGTATTATTCAGCAAACTATAATTCAAATTATATTGCCGAGGGTTGGAGAGGTAATATTAAATTTGCAAAGAATGATACTACTGGAAAAATGGCAATTATTTTAGGTACTACATCCACACTTCAAAGATGTGAACTTGCAGTTGTTGACTTTATTCAAGGTTTCCAAAATGTAAATGAAAGTTATGCGAATGGTTGGTCAATGTCACTAAAAACCAGTCTGTCAAATTATAGTCAACAAACAGATATGTTACCAAGACATCAAAGTCCAAGACCTGGTTTCCATGCATATTTAGATTCCAGTACATCTTTTACTGATGGAACAGCAACAAGAATATTATCACAAACTACTTTTAATGAAGGTAGTCATTATAACACAGGTACTGGAAGATTTACTGCACCAACAGAAGGTGTATATCAATTTAATTTTGCATTCCAGGGATCATCATCTAGTGTTAACCAAACGTATGTTTCTGCTGAGGCAAGAGTAAATGGAAGCACACGATACATTGGTGGTTGGTTCAATAAAACAACTGGCGGAAATAATAATAATAATACATATAGTGCTGCAACAGGTAGCGCTTTAATAAAATTATCAAGGAATGATTATGTAGAGTTTGTATGTGAACTTTCAAATACAGATACAGCGCTTGGCGGAAGCCCTGGTTATACATACTTTAGTGGAATATTAGTAGGATAGGAGAAAAATATGGCAGATTATACAATTACAACAACGGAAGCAGAAGAAATTGCTTTGAAGCCTGTAATGAGTAATAAACAAGAATGGTTAGAAAACGCAATACAAGAAAGAGCTAGAATATCTGGTGATTCTATTGTTGCTGATTTAATCGAGCATTGTAATGCTAATGGAATTACAATTGCAACTGGAAGAGATGCTCAATTACAACAAGCTGATGATTTAGGTTT